TGCTCGTAGGCGGATTTCAGCGCCGCCAGCTCCGCCGCCACCTTCTTGGCGTACAGCTCTTTCAGATAGTCGTTGCCGTCCCCGATGTCAAAGCTCATGCCGGTCTGCGATGTGGAGAAATTACCGGACGGCGTGCTGCCTGCGTTGATGTCCGTGACCCGCTGCTGCTGGCTGTATGCCGGGGTCCCGTAGCCGGGTGTCCCGGCCTGCACGCCGCCATTCTCCGCCAGATAGTCCCCGAAAGACTGCACCTTGCCGCTGGCCTGTGCGGAAGGGGAAGTATCCGTTCCCATGAGATAGCGGTAATAGGCCAGCTCCGCGCTTTCCGGGCTGTTGTCAAGCCCCAGCCGCCGCCGCAGATCATTCACGGAGGAAAGAGCGCCGCTGTCCGTCACATAGCCGTTCTTGTCGATGGTGTAGCCGTAGCCCGCCCGGATGGCGTTTGCCGCTTGGTTGGCCTGATCGCCGGTAATCTCACCCCGTTGCAGGCGGTTGCGGATGTCCTGAATCTTGGAGCGATCCAGTGCGGACATCATCTCATTGTCTGTCCATGCGCCGCTTTTGCCGTAACTGCCGTTCCCGGCGTTGATGTCCTGATGAGGGGTGTAGTCTGCCACGCCCTTCACGGCCTTGTAAGCATAGCCGTCATCGTCATAAAACACGGTATAGCCGTTGGACACCTGCGCACGGCCTGCCAGATCCTGACGTCGGCTCATGTCCGCGCCTACCTGATAGGTCACGCCGCCCTGCTTGTAGTTCTTCACCTCGGAATTGCTGGTGGGCATCCCGTAGATACCTCCGCCATTGTCATTGCGGGTATAAGAAACCCCGCCGAAGGTGCCCTGAGAGCTGCCGCCGGAGCTGCCGTTGTCCTGCCGGTTGCCGCCCTTGTCATAGGTCTGGCTGTACGTCTTGTCGGAACCGATCATGTTGGGCTCTCTGCCGCCGTACTTATCGTCGATCTTATTCTGCCGCTCCTTGGTCAGCCGGTCCCGCTCGGAAGCCGACAGATCTGTCCGCTGAAGCTCCTTGGAGTAGTCTTTGTTTCTATCGTAGTATCCTGCCATACTTGGCCCTCCTTATTCGTTCCAGTCTGCCCGGGCTTCCCTTATATCAATGTGGGTGAAGCCCTTCTGACTGTATACGCCCACACCGCCCCAGTCCGGCATGAGTTCTCTTGCGTAGGCCGCTACCACTGCCGGCTTCTGCCCCTTCACGGTGATGTCCGCCGCCGTTCCGTAGCAGTGCTGGCTGTGTTCCGCGCCGTCCACCTGCTCGTTATACTGGGGTGTCCGGTAGGCGCTGTGAATGACCACCGGAACGCCGAAGCGACTGCGGATGCTCTGCAAGACCATCACCAGCCGGGGAGCCACCAGTACGGCATCGGAGCCATCCTTGCAGGCAAATTCTTTCACTTTAAAATGGGTGGACAGTTTCTTGCCGCCGTCCTTCGCCTTGGAATAGGCGTTGATCTCTACCATAGGTTTCTCTCCTTCCGGCTCGAATGCGTCACAGCTCTTGTACTTCCACACAAGGAAAAACGGAATGATCCGCCCATCCCCGGTAAAGCCCTTGCCTGTCGAATCCATGAAGCAGGTAGACCCACCGCCGTCCATCATAATGGCATTGTCCCAGCCGGACGCGGCCAGCAGGTCACGAAGCTGTTCCGGCGTGTGCCGGTCCTTGCTCACATAGTAGGCGAACCGTCCGTTCTTGGTGCCGATGGCTGTCCGGGGGGCACGGTAGCGCATATCCGCTCCGCAGTGGATGGGGCTGATCTTCTTCCCGTCGATAATGAGGTGGACGCACTCCATGTAATTCCGGTCCCCGTTGGGCACGGTTTTCACGCCGAAGTCTGCCGGGGTGTCCCAGCTGATGGCCCACGCCCGGTAATTGGGAGCCTTGTAGACTTTGCCGTCTGCTTTCAGGTGGCAGGCCGGGGTCTGGTTCCGCAGGAAAATGGAGCCATTGCAGATAGCGTCCCCGCCCGCCTCCGCCAGCATCTTTTTCAGGTTGGCCGTGGTGGAGCGGAGACGCTTCCGGTTGAAATAGATCTTGATGAATTGTAGGTCGGAGAGCGGGACGGTGCCCGCTCTCGTGCTCATGTGTGAGCCTCCGTATTCTGTTTCCCCTGATCGCTGGCCTGACGAATGGCATCCAGCATATTTTTGATGAAGACGGGGTAGGGGACCCCCATAATGGCGGTATTTTCCAGAATCGACAGCCCCTCGTTTGCGATGAAAAACATACAAATAGCGTCACGGGCAAAGTCGCTCCCGGTGGCTTGGTCCAGCAGTGCCGCCATCCACACGAGACACAACATAACGCCCTTGCGAACCAGGCCCTTATAGCTGGCGTTGGACTCCAGCGCCCCGGTTTTGCTCTTGCCGGACTTGTGCCAGATCGCTGCCACCAGCCAGCCCGTGGCGTAATCCAACGCCATAAAGCAGATCAGAACTTTGAGAGCCACGTCCCAACCTCCAAGTGCCTGGGCGATGGCGGAGCCAGCCGCAGCCAGCACCGCCAACACCGTATTTTTGATGTGTAAAGCGTTCATTGTGTACCTCCTTTCGGTGGTCACACCCGCACGGCCTTCTCGGGATGACCGTCCTCGTCGAAGGTAATACGGTAATGGCCTTCCGGCGTCCAGACCTCCTCCTCGGTGTTGGCCTTGGCAGGGTCACGCCGCATGTAATCGTGGAGGTGCTTCACGTCCTCCGGCTCGGTCTCCGCAGGGATGAAGCCCTCCCGCATTTCGTCCTCAGTCCAACCGGCCACGCCGCCGTCAGGGTTCAGGTGGAAATTGGCCCCCGCCTCCTTCAGCTCCTTGTTGATGGCCTCGATGGTCTTGCCGGCCTTGCAGCCCTCGTTGATGATCTCAGCAAACTTCTTTTCCATAGTGTTTCTCCTTTCAAAATTTGGTGTTTAATTACTGGTTCAGCTGATTGCCTCCGTCCATCCGTATACGCCGGGTTCCCACACGTTTGCATCCACGTTAGACGTCCAGTGCTTGCCGTTGTGGCTCACCTTGGCTCCCTTGGCGTAAGCATCCGTGCTGCCCACCGGCTGGCTCCACTCCGGCCATTCCTCGGCGGGGTCAGAAATGCCAACCCACAGGGACGGGCTGTCCTCCGGCGTCCACGTCTCCTGCGACGTGTGGTCTTGCAGGCACTTGTACAGCTTGCCGTTCCGCTCCCGGATGTTCCCGGTCTTGTAGGCCACCGGGCAGGCCCACGGGGAAAACAGCTCCGTGTGCTCACTGGCGGTTACCGCGTCGATATTGCCAGCCTCCGCCAGCGTCACGAAGGCAACGCCCACGGCTTCGTTGCTGCTCCGCACTATCTCCCCGGCGTCCACCTCACATACCTGCGCCCCATCCCGGAAAAGATACGGCGTGCCCCGGTACGCCACGCCCTCCGCGTGATTTGCGTCCGTCAGCAGGTACACGCCGGAGGTGTGTACCCGGATGTAGTTGACCTTCTCAGTCAGGTAGCTTTCCCCTTGCGGGGTGGTAATTCGATACATTAGGCAACTCCTTTCAAAAGCATGGTGGCTTCGTCAAACAAGGCGGTGGAGGGAAGAACCAAAGCAGGTCGGACGCCATCAGAAGTTTTTGAAAGGCCTGTATCATATCTACCACTACTTGTAACGACGAACTCTGCGCCATTGCTATCACCCACTGGTGTCCGGGTCATCCATTGTTGATCTCTACCGTTTAATTTGGCGGTGCGTTTATTGTCGGCCGCCGTTCCGGTGCCGGAAATAAAGTATTCCAGTTTTGCCCCGTCCACATTAAATAAGCTGTAATCGCTGGTCGTCCATCCCACTTCATAGACACCCAGCAGGAACGCTTTAACACTCAGCCCGTTCGCCCCGCTATTGATGGTCGTATCGCCACCGCCGGTGCAGTACGGGATCTTCACTTGCTTCACGGCAGCCTGTTCCGCGCTGCCCAGCGTGTTGAAGAATGTGCCGTTCAGCCATGTGTTGATAGCGCTACGGGTGTATACGTTATCGTTCGAATAGGCCCACTGTCTCTCACTGTGAATATCTTTTCTCAGCAGCCATGTTCCATCGCAGCTGCTGTCGTACAGGCTGGAATTGCTGGGAATCCCCTGATTCACCACCAGATATTCAACCGCCGCGCCGCCCTCCATCAGCTTCACCACAGACCCCACTGCCAACGTCCCGGCCTGAATGCCCGTCACCGGCGCTTTCAGTGTCGGCACAATGCCGCTCATAATCACTCTGCCCATTATGCCACCTCCTTAAAAGCAGAAGGCAAACGCGACGCCATATGCACTGCGTGCGGTGGCAGCGTCGGCAGAGCCGTCGCTGTAAATTTCGCAGAACTGCTCGGAGGAATCGCCACGCGGAGAGCGCTCCCACCAGGTGCTCGCGCTACCGTTGTAGTTCTTCACTCGGCTGTTGCCCGCATTGTAGTAGGCGTATCGCGATCCCTCACCGCTCCTGGAATAGCTGACGCTGCCGAAAATCTCGATTTCACTAAGCAGGAACAGTTTGTCCGCCGTGGTGTTGATGGTGTCGCTCCGGCTACCCTCTGAGGTCAGCTTGTTCACATCCCGGATGCCGTTCTGCACCTCCGTCGGCATCAGCGCCAGAATGGCAGGCAGGTGTGTGCTTCGCATGGCGCAGCTCGTCCAGCCGCCGTTGTTGGTATTGTAGCTGTTCATGGCTTTCAGCTCGCCGTAGCAGTCATGCAGCTGGAAGGTCAGCGGAGCCTTGCCGCCGGATGCGTAGGTATCGTGGTTCTTTCCGATGATGTCCACCTGATAGCTTTTGCCGCCGATGGTCATGGCCTTGCTGTTGCCCACAAGCCAAGTCTCCGGCACTTGGGTTTTATGGCAGGCGTCAATAATCTGCGCCCACGTATTATCCGCAAAATTCGCCTTGTACGTCACCGGCGCCGTATGCACCTCGCCCTTCCGCAAAAATAAACAGTGTCCCATTAGGCCACCCCCTTTAAAAGCAGAATGCAAAAGCTTCACTATATGCGCTACCGGCACCAGTGAAATAAGTGTCGCCGCTGCTATAGACGCAGCAAAAACTTGTGGAGGCGCTGGCATACGGAGAGCGGCACCACCAGCCATACGCGCTGCCGCTTAGGTTCTTCACTTTGCTGTTACCGGCTTTGTAGTAATCGTACTGCGTTCCCTCGCCGCTCATGGAGTTTTTGATGCTGCCGAAAATCTCGATCTCCGAAAGCAGAAACAGTTTGTCTGCCGTGGTGTTGATGGTACTGCTCCACCCACCCGCCGAGGTCAGTTTATTCACTTGCTTGATACCGGACTGTATTTCGCTGGGCATCAAGGCAAGGATGGCGGGCAGGTGGGTGGTTCTCATGGCACAGCTCGTCCAACCGCCCGCGTTGGTGTCGGAGCCATTCATAGCGTAGATTTCGTAGCAGTCGTGCATCTGGAATGTCAGCGGAGCTGTTCTGGAACCGTCGGAATAGGTGTCGTGGTTCTTGCCGATGATGTCGATGGGATAATTTGTGCCGTTGATGGTTATGGTTTTCTGACTGCCCACCACCCAGGTGTCCGGTACCTCGTTGTTGTGACATGCCTCGATGATCTCAGTCCATGTGGCGTCCGCAAAGTTGGCCGGGTACTTCGACGGAGCCGCCATGCCGGGATTGCCCCCCGCCACGATTGCAAAGCCCATCAGCTCACCTCCACCACAATGGGAATGGACACCGTGTTGGCGTCCCCGAAGATGGTAAACTTGATGCCGCCGTCATAGGTCTCTGCGTAGCCGTTGGTGATATAGGTCAGGTACTGGTTTTCCGCCTCCACGAACGCCGCGTAATCATCGCTTGTCCCACTGCCGGTGTAAGCATGGTCCACCGTGGCCGTGTGGCTTGCCAGCACGCCGGGAATCGCCACGCTCTGGGTCTTGACCCCGGTGTTGCTGTCCTCCACCCACGTAGTCCCGATGGTGGCGGTGTAGGTCTTGACGGAGCTGATTTCCGGCAGCTGCCTTGCCGGCACCTTGCCGTCCGCGCCCAAAGATGCCACGCCGCCCGCCGTGCCCTTTGCCGTAGATGCAATGGCTCCGATGGCGTCCGGGGTAATGGGGTCCGCCCCGTCTTCCCCGTGCTGGCTGGCGTGTTTCCCCGCTGCCTTGCCGTCCCACGTGGTTTTCTGTTCGGCGGTCACGTGGATGTCGCTGTTGCCAATGTGCCCCGGCACGTCTTTCAGCGCCGTGTTGAACGCCGTCTCCGTGCCGGAATACCCGGCTTCCGCGGCAGTCTGGTAGGCGTTCTTACCGTCTGCGCCCTTCACGCCTGCGGGACCTTGGGGGCCCTCCGGTCCAACGTCGCCCTGGGGACCCTGTACGCCCTGAATGCCCTGCTCACCTTGCGGACCCTGTGCGCCAGTATCGCCCTTCGGGCCTTGCACACCTTGCTTGCCTTCCGGCCCCTGCGGGCCTTCCGGGCCTTGCAGCTTGCCAACGCTTACCCAGTCCGAAGTAAGCTCGGACCAGATGTAGCACTCCCGGTCTGCTTCCACCATATACATCTTGTCGTTTCCGGCGGGGATGGCGTTCCGCAGCGCCGCAAGAGTGGGGTAAATATCCTCAATGTAAAGGCTGGTTCCGTCCTTGCCGGGAGCGCCTGCTGGGCCCTGCGCACCAGTGGGGCCCTGTGCGCCTGCGGGGCCTTGGGGACCTGCGGGACCCTGAATGCCCTGCGCACCCTGGTCTCCCTTGGGGCCCTGCGCACCGGCCACGCCCTGGATACCCTGCGGGCCTCTTGCGCCCTGTGCGCCCTGCTCGCCCTGTACGCCCTGTGGGCCTTGGGGCCCGCGCACGTTTACGCTCTGAGGAGGGGACGTTACATTTTGCAGGGAGAAGGACATGACGCCGTTAATGTCCACGCTGGGGACGATGGCGGGTCCCACCGGGCCCTGTGCGCCGGTGGCTCCGGTCTCGCCGGTCTCGCCCTTGTCGCCTTTTTCGCCCTTGTCACCCTTTACGCCGGTGACCACGGTCACGCCGTTTTGGTCTGTCACCGTGCCGTTGGTAAACTGCATCCGGCTCCGCTGGGGGAGGGCTTGTCCGTCCGGGCCGATAATCAGGTGGCCGGAAGAACCTGTTGCCTGCCAGACCTTGCCGTCCGTGCTGACCTCCAGCACCTTGTCCGCGTTCAGCCGGATGTACTTGAATCCGGCCTCGTTCTGCGGCAGCAGCACCGCCGTTTCCACGCCCAGATTTTCCAGCGCCGGGATCAGGGTCTCGTTCATGTAGGTCTGAATCGCCTTGCCGCCCTCGTCGAACTTGTTTTTCAGCTCGGCGGAGGTCATACCGCCAACGTCGTTGGGTTCATCGTCCAGCGCCGCAATGATCGCCATGTTTTTGTTGAATTTCTCAATCGCCACAGGTTACACCTCCGTTTTCGGCACTTCGCCGGTCTCGTTGATTTTCCGCTGCAACTGGCCGTATCCGGCCCCGCCCCGAAGGGGGACCGCTTCTTCCTCGGTAACAGGCTGTTCGCCCTCTGCTCCCGGCTGACCGCCCATCATGGCACGTTCCTGCTGCTGGAGGGCTTGGATCAGCGCCTCCTTGTCGGTGATCTGTCCGGCGGGCAGCCGTTTCAGATACTCCACCGTGGAGATCTTGCCCTGCATCAGCAGATTGTCCAAGGTCTGCATGGCAGCAATCTCGCTCCAGTAGGAAGCCGCACCCGCATCCAGCCCAATGGTGAAGGGGATCTCCTTCAGGATGGAGAAGTCAAAGGGAACCACCAATTTGCTGTTGTCATAGGGGTTGGAGATTTCCACATACCGCTCTCCGTAGTATTCGCCCATGAACTCCATGTAGATGCGGCCCAGATCCTCAATGCTCTGCAAGAGGTTCTGTTTCGTCAGCTCCATGGGCGTTGCCGCCGCCCGCTGCAAGGCGATGATGGCGGAGGTGTTGTCCGGTCGAGTATCGCCCAGCGCCACGTCCGATGCGCCCAAGAACTTCTGCGTGTAGCTGATGGCAATGTCGATAAACTGGCTGATCTGGGGGGAGATGCTGGCGGGGTCAATGATCTTCGCCACGCCCTCCACACTGCCGTTTACCGGAATAGCCCCGCCGATCTTGTTCGTCCACTTGGATACCTTGGTGGAATCGTATACCACCTTCGGATAGGCCAACGTCATCAGCGAGATCATGGACATAGCGAACAGCTTATTGACAAAGATCTGGTTGGGCAGCAGACCGGTAATCATGGCCTGTCCGTGATAGCAGTCCTGCACATAGTCCCAGTTCATCCACGTCAGGGGATACAGCTTGATGCCGAGGTCCAGATCGTCCCGGATCTCCGCCTGCCGGGTACACTCATAGGCGTGGACGGTGCCGGTCTCGTCATCCTTCCACAGCCGAAGCAGCACCGTCACCTTGTTCCCGCTGCCGCTCATGGAATCCATGTAGTTGTTGCCGCAGTCCTTGTTGTCCGGCTGGATCTCGTCCGGGTCCTTGCCGTACCGCTTGGCCCGCTTCCGGGCCTCGCTCAGCAGCATCCGCCGTTCCAGAATGATGTAGGGCTGGCTCTGCACGTCCCGGTTGTTGGGGTTGCCGAACAGAACCTGCGTATTCATCAGGACTTCCGTGCGGATGGCTCCCTTGCTGGCCTGTCCGGTCTCCGCCGTATCGTCCCAGTAGGTATACATACAGCCGTCACCGTCCACGGCGGCGTTTCGGGTATACTCCCGGATGCGCCCGCCGAGGCTGTTGTGCTCAGAGATGGACGCGAACTGATCGTTGAGAATGTCGGCCACCAGCTCCAGGGTCTGCGTGTTCCGCTCCCCGCTGGAGGACATGGCCCGCGCCCACAGCTTCAGATTGTCCGTGGAGATATTCGCCACGGAGAACAGCACCACCCGCTTCAGAAAGTTAAATACGGGGGTGGGGAGGCCGTTGCTCTGGACGCCCTCCCACTGCTTACCTATGAAGAAATTTTCGTTGGTCTCCACGCAGTCATAGAGGTCAATACCACTGTTGAAGCTGATGCCTGCACTGTATTCCTTACCGACCCGCTCCGGGGTCATCGTCTGTTTGCTCATGGGTTCACCCCTTTATTTCACATTTCCGGTATAGCGGAGCTGCACGTCCGTCTCCAGAACCGTTGCGGTAGACGATGCCGATTTGCTCTTGAATACCAGCTTGTAGAAGGTGGCCTTCTTCACCTTCATTTTCACCCGCCGTACCTGCGGCTTTCGGTTGGTGCCGAAGGACCAGTGGGCGAAGTCCGCATGGGCAAAGGTGGCCAGACCGGAGGACACGATTTTCTCCGGGTAGTCGCTGCGGCGGTTGGTCTCCACCGTCACATGCACCCGCGCGTTGCTCTCCGGCTGGATCGCCACGAAGATCAGCGGGCTGTATTTCAGCACCCAGTCCCGGTCAAAATCCATGGAGCCGGTGGCGGCGTAGGCGTCAATGTCCTTGCCGTCATCGTTCCGGTACTGCCGGGAAATATGCACCACGCCGCCGTCAGGCCGGAAGCCGTAGGTCTCAAGCCCCACCTCCACCATGGCCCGGAAGCTCAATCCGGTGTAGAGATACCATGCGTCCGCACCGTAGTTCAGGATCAGCGCCTTGTCTCCGTACATCCACCAGTATTCCTGCGCCGATTTCCGGTTGAAGGTCCGGGTCTCTTTCATGTCAAAGCCTTGCAGCGTCACTTCTACCCGGTCGGAGATCCGTTCCGCGTTCCGCTCGTCAAAGGTGATGTTTCCGCTGGTGGATACGCTCCGCCACCGATACACCGCCTGATCGTCCAGCGTCAGGGGGTTGTTCTCCAGAATGTCCACCTGCCCCGGAGCCTTATTGCCGAACTGCCGGTTGACAGGGGTCACGTAAAACGCCGCCGTGGTGACGTCCGTAGCCGTTACCAGCGTGGAATAGCTCATGGAGTAGGTGGCGTCCTGCTTGAATACCACCAGCCGTGCGTAGTGACGCACCATCCCGGTAATAGGCGTGTTGGCCTCGCCAACCTCCGCCTCGTACAGATCCGGGAAGTATTCCGCCGAGGGCTTGCCGGTGGCGGAATCAATGCCGGAGTAAATGGTCTTGTTGGTGCCGTCTCCGTAGAGGAACACACGGCTGTCCGTCTGGCCGTTGTAAAGCTCGGAGAAGCGCATCCCCGTTACCTGTGCCCGTTCTCCGTTGCCGCTGCGGTAGATCAGCTCCAGTGTGTTGGTGCCGGCAGCCGGGGCCGGGGTAATGGTAAAGGTCCGCGCCGTCAGGTCTGAGGTGTAGGTCTGCGCCGTATCCCCAATCTTCACGGAGATGATCTCATCCACCGTCTTTTCCGGGATGTGGAAAACCGTCTCCTTGCCGTCGGGGGAATATAGCACCTTCCGCTTGCCCGTCAGCCGGTTTACGTTTTCCAGCAGAAACCCACCGCCCGCAGGCGTGGTTGCGTTCATCACCGTGGGGATATAGCCCTCCACCGCCGCAAAGCTGCTGTTCTCCTTGCCGTCCCAGCTCATGTACTCATGGCCGTTCAGCAGGTAAACCTTGTTGGAAAAGCCGAAGAACGAGGTCTGATCCTGTGTGCACTGGCCCACAACCTTGGTTGTTGCCGCCGCCGGGTCCAGAGAGAAGATCAGCCCGCCGAAGGCGGCAAGGGTCCGCTGCTTGCTGTCTACCACGCCCTCCCACGCACCGGAGAAAACCGGGTTTGCTGTGGGGGCCGTGTGGCCGCTCTCCGCGCACCATGCGTCCCATGCCGTTTTCAGGTTCAGCACCGTCTTAGTGCCGGGGCGCAGCTGCAAGTGCTTCTCCCGCGTTATGCGGAAGTTCCGCATCTTGCTCATTTCGCCGTTCTTGATCTTGGTATCCCCGTCCGGGTTCTCGTTCAGGCCCAGAAACTGGCGGATCTTCAACACCTGAATATCGTTGCTGGATGTGATTTGAGCCATCGTCCGGGCCTCCTTTATCCGTAGGATAGATAACCGGCGGTCATTTCCCCGCCCGTCATCACGTCATCGTAGTCCTCACCCTCGTCGAAATCGTCCACGATCTTCTCCACGGTTTTCTGAGCGCCCAGAACGCGGGTGACACAGAAATATCGGGCAGCGTCGCAGATGTGGGTGATCTCGTGGGGCTCCGTGGCGCAGTCCGAGGGGTTTTTCTCGTCATGCTGGATGGAGGGCAGGTTGCGGATCAGGCCCACGCAGTTTTCCGTCACCAGCAGTCCGGGCCGGTCCGTGTCGCTCTTCATGGGCTTCAGCAGCTCCTTGACGGCCATCCAGCCCTGAACGCGGTTGTTGCTGGCCTTCAGCAGCCCTAACCCGTACTGCGCAAAGATCTCCGCCATGCTCCGCCCGCTGTCCTTCTGCCGGTTCCACATATCCGGCGGGGCAATGGTGAACTCAATGTGCTCCTCCGGTGGGGTCAGGGCATTGGCCAGCTTTGCTGCCTCGCTGACAATCAATCCGCTTTGCTGTACCTCCCGGTACACATAGGCCCGCCCCTCAAAGTCCACCGCCACCCAAAGGCAGGCGAACATATCAAGGCCGTAGTCGAACGCCCGGTATTTCTTCCACTCCCGGGGCACCCGTACAAAGGGCGCGATCACATGGGTTTCTTTGCGGAACTCCGGGAAAAACGTGCCTGCCATGGCGTTCCAGTCGCCGTAACGCCACGCCCGCCGTACATCCTCCGGCAGCAAGTCCAGCATTTGCTTGTACTCCGGGGATGCCTCCAAAAGCTGGGGGTTATCGTCCACCGTGGCGGGGATAAAGGTGTAATCCTTGGCCTTTTCCCCCTCCCGGTACTCCCGGTCCACAAACAGCCGCTTTACCCACAGGTGGCCGATACCACCGGGGTTGCAGGTCAGGTACATCCGCCGGGGGAACTTGGTCGCGCCGCGCAAACACGCGCCCAGTGTGCGGAACTGGGATTCCGAGAACTGAGTGGCCTCCTCCATGAAGATCCAGTCAAACTCAAGGCCCTGATATTCTTGATCGTCTCCCGCTCCGTAGTGTCCGAACTTGATAATGCTGCCGTTGCAGAAGAACATCATGCGCATACTGCCGTTGTAACTGCCCACCTCCGGCGGGATCAGCTTTTGCATGGGCAGGATGATGTTCTGTTCCAATTCCGGGTACTCCCGGCGCACGATCAGGATCTTGATGCCGGGGTAGGTGAGCGCGCCGCCTGCCGCCTTCCGCAGCAGAACGTGTGTCTTGCCGCCGCCTCTGGCTCCGCCGTAAGCCGTGTACCGGCTCCTGGACTGGCAGAACTGCTTCTGCTTTGGGTTCAGCGTCCCCAAATCCACCTGCACCGTTCCGCCTGCTGTCTGTTTATATCGAGGCATAATCGCTCCTTATATCTGGTGGACGGGCCGGGTTCATGCACCCGCTCCGTCCATATATGGGGGAAGGGGCCGAAGCCCCCTCCCATGAGATCACTCGTAATCCTTGGTGCCCTCGCTGCCCACGCAGCCGTCCTTAGTGCCGATGGCCCGCATGGTCTGGCCTTTGGTCAGGGTCACAGCAGCGGTGTAGATCTGGGCGGTGTTGGAGTACCGGGGGTTGGTGCCGTCGGTGGTGTACTTGAACACCACGCCGGACACGGCGGTGATGCTGACGGCGTGAGACGCGATAGACATCACGGGTGCCGCCAGAATAGCGGCATTGCCGCAGACAGCCACGCCGTCGCCCTTGGCCCCCAGCACAAAGCTGTCATAGTAGGTCACGCCCTGCACCACAGGGCCGGAATAGCCCTTCACCTTGGGCAGGATGTCATACTGCGCCAGCTTCACGGGATCCACGGTGCTGCCCTTCCACTTGATGAAGAAGTACACGCCGGCGGGCATATAGCGGTCGGGGATGTTCTTCACCCGGCAGCCGTCGTACTGGCCCACCACGCCTCTGGTCAGGGCCTCCTTGGCAAGGCTCTCGGTGCCCAGCCAGGCGGGATCCTGCTTCAGCAGCTTGTAATAGCTGGTGGCAATGTACAGGGTGCGGTTCTCCATGGGCACCAGGGCGTTGGTCATATCGGCGTTCAGGTCAATAATCAGGCCGCCGATGGTGCTCTTGGTGGGGGCGGTTGTCTCCTGACGCTGGATATTAGCGCCCATCACCCACTTCTTGATGCGGTGGCGGTCCATGTTGGGGGTGGTCCGCTGCTCCAGCTGACGCCGCAGGGCGCGGGAAGCGGACTTCTCAATGGCCTGATCCGTCTGATCCACCGCGTCGATGGTGAAGGAGAAGGCGGGCTTCTGCTCGCAGGTCATCTCCTGCTGAGTGTCGCCCAGGTCATAGGTGGTGCCAAATCGGTTGTCGCCGGTGTTGGTGTACTCGGTCTCCGGCACGGTGTCCACACTGCCAACGACAATGGTCTTGCTGTTTGGGCCGGTCCAGGTGTATGCCTTACCGGCATCGTCGTCGGTGATAGAAGGCTTAGAGAAAGCCTCCGCGATCTTGGTTGCGTATTTAACGGCGTAATTGATAGCCATGGTTCAAAACCTCTCTTTCGTCGGTCTCCCCGGCGATGCAAAGGCTTAGTCCCCCCAGCCCTCCAGGAACGGGTCCTTAGACTTCAGCCCATCACCGGCGCTTCTCATGCTGCCGGTGGAGCGCTCCGCGTTCCTCTGGTTCTGCTGTACGGAGGCGGTCTCCCGCTTGGCGTCTGCCGCGTCCTGCCGTGCCTGCTGCACGGCGTACCGGGCGTAGGCGGCTACTAGAGAAGAGCCGTTCCGCACGTCTGCCCAAACCTGAGGCGGGATGCTGTTGGGGTCCTTTGCTGCCTCTGGGAATGTCTGTTGAAATTCCTGAATGTCCGCCTGCCGGCGGCTTGCCGCCTCGGCCTCGGCCCGCTGGGCCTGCGCCATGGCGTCCTGCTGTGCCTGCCGCTCCGCTTCTGCGGCGGCCACAACGGCCTCCCGGTCCTCAAGCTCCACGGAGCGCCGCGCGTCCGCTTCACTCAGGCCCTCAGCCTGCTTTGCCTGCGTCCGGAGCATGGAAATGTAGTCCTTGGTGTTCAACCCCTGCTGGTTCGCAAAGCGGTTGACCATCTCCATCACAGGCTTAAACTCGTCATACTGGCTGCGGATGCGGTCATAGTCCATGCCCTTCTGGGCCAGTGCCACCATTTCCGCTTCGTTGGCCTGCCGCACCTCGCCCATGTGCCGCAGCTCCCATGTCTGTGGCCGTGCGTCCACGGTCTCTGTCTCGGTCTGCTGCGTCTGGGCTGTCTGTTCCGCGTCTGCGGGAGGCTCAGTACCCTCTTCCGGCGTCTCTGCGCTCTCACTGGGGTCCTCGACAGGCGATTCCACGCCGCCGCCCATCGGCTCTGCGTCCACTTCCGGCTGGTCTGCCGCTGCTTCTGCTTCGCCGTCCCAGCCATCCAAAAAGGCGTCCGTGGTCTCGGGCTCCTGTTCGGGGATCTGGTTCATGTTTTCGTCCATATTGGCCTCTTTCCCCGGCCTGGTCTGGCCGGATCTTTGTATTTTCAAAGCCTGGTCTGGCTTTGATGACAAAATAAAAAACGAGACCACAAGAAACGGCTTTCGCCGTTCTCATGGCCTCGTTGGGCTCTCGTTTTTATTCGGTTTTCAGGGGGAAGGGGACGTCTGTATCCAGCTCCCGCCCCTCAAAAATAGTGGGGTAGTGGCTCACCTTGCATCTTCGGCAGTAAATCGGCGTGTTGTAGATCACGCTGCCCGGTTCGATGTGCTGAAGCGCTTTCCCGCAGATAGGGCAGCGGTAGACCCACGTCCCATTTACCACCATGCTCCAAACTCCCCGTGCTCAATGCCGCCGTAGAGGTTTTCCACATCCCCGATCACGCTGGGCAGGCTCTGGCGGCACAGCTCCAGCTGTTCCAGAAATGTCTGCCACAGGAAGTTGGCCCGGCTGGGGTCCTCCTCCAGCAGAAGCAGACCTGCCAGACCGTAGGGCAGCGCCCCGGTGCAGATCCGCTCGTCCAGCGCCACCTCGTCCGCCATCTCCGTCACCTTGGGGCAGATGGGCCGCTTGCCGGCCGCCGCCTCCAAAGCCTCCCGGTAGTTGTCGCTGTACGGGAACGCCCGGTCTAAAACGCTGTTCAGCAGGGAAACGGTCCGCAGCTTGTACTCCTTGGTGTCCGCCGTGTCTGTGGAGCCGGTGGATTCGTTCTGGGAATCCATCAGGTGGATGGCGATGTCGAAAATCTGCTGTACCGTAACCGCCATATCACACCTCCCGCCCCTTCAGGCTGGCTTTCATGGTGTTCAGATCGTAGGTCATCAGGTTGTCAATGCCCTGTTCCACGCTTTTCTGCCGGTCCGTAGGCTCCTCCGCATCCGGCTTTTCCGATTCCGTGGGGGAGGGGGCTTTGATCTCCCGCAACAGCCGCAGGATCAGCACTGCGCATACGGCAGCGCCTATGCTGGCCGCACCGCAGATCAGGGATAAAACCAAAATCAGGCCGTTCACCTTGCCGCCTCCTCACTTGAAGTCGCTTGCGTCCACGCCGTCCCCGAAGGTCACGTTCACGCTGATGTCCTGGCGGGTCTCCTGCTTGTCCTGATAGCCGCCCAGGCGCTTCTGCTTGTTCAGGAAAATGCCCCGCGTCACCATGCCCTTTTCCTGGTAGATGGGGCTGGTGTCGATCTGCTCCTGAATCCGCTGGTAAGCCAGCCGCACGTAGTAGCTCATAACGCAGCGGGGATCGTCGATCTCCTCATTGCCCGCTTCAAAGGCTTCCACCTGCGCTTCGACCACCTCGGCCTCCCGGCCATCGTTGTAGTCGTAATACCCCTGAAGCCGCTGAACCGTCCATCGCATCGCATTGGCAAGGCCCGCCTCGCTGTATGCCTGCTCCAGCCGATCCTGCACGTCAAAGTATTCCTCGGACTGCTTCAGAAACGCCTTGATCTTTTTGATCGTCTGTTTCCTGTGGGCCGCGGCGGCTTTCTTGTTCATGTTATCCATGTGCGCCTTGCGCTCTTCCGCAGTGGGATTTTTCTTCTGATAAGCCATGCCCCGGCCCCCTCTCACAAAAAATTCTGGTGGTCCCGGCAGGGATCGAACCTGCGACCCAGCGGTTAACAACCGCTCGCTCTTCCGGCTGAGCTACGAAACCATGCTCCGGTGGGCTGTTCGGACCCACCGGGCAACAGGAAAGGAACTGAAGGTGAAAACTGGCGTCTGACATAGGAGGCAGGCGGGTTCTATCCCGCCAACTTCATTCAAGCATATTTCGTCAAGTGAACACAATGGGTTTCAGTTATTTTCGTAATGTTCTACATAAAATCCCCCGCCCCCGTTTTCCGTCACCCCCAGAGGGAGCACCGGCATAGCTTCCCGCAGCTGACATGAAAGTTCTTGGAGGGGGAGAGGGGATGTGTGTATATAGCCCTATACCCTGCGCGAGAGACACCCCCTGTTTTTCCGCTACCCCCCTAACCCCCTGCTCTCCGGTCTCTACCTCTGGCCCCCTGACCCCCAGCCGGTGAAGCCTCGGCCCGTCCTGATGGAATCAGCCCCCAGCCGGAGCAGCCAACAGGAATTGCCAGTCCGGAAGAGGAAATACACAGAATCGACACAGCAACAGCCGAAGCCCAGCAGCCACAACGGAAATATTTAATGGCCCCTTAAATCTCGCCGGAAAAGGGAATTGCCGCAATCTCGTAATAGCTCCGAATACCTCGCAAATGCTCCGTTTTGCTCCCGTTTTCTCTCGTTCTCTCGCGTTTTTTATTCGTTTCTTCTCCCTCTTACGCTACTCTCTCGGTAGAAGTATATATATCCCCCCCTGTAAGAAATATATATTTATCTCTCTGGGGTAGGGGGAATACGCCCCCATCTCTCACTCTCCTATTCTCTCCCCCTATAGTCCCCCTCTCCTTCCCTCTCTCTCCCTGCCCCCGCTGCCGCTGCTGCCGCCCCGCATACAAAGAGAAAAGCGCCGGGGGTGTTGTACCCTCGACGCTCTGACGCTCGTTACAGCTTGTCCCGGATGGCCTCAATGATCCAGGCGTTGACGCTCTGGCCTGCCGCAGCTGCTGCCGCTCTGATCTGGGCCTTGCTGGGGTCGGTGCCGATCCTCAGCTTGATAGTGACTTTCTCGTTGTTCTCGCGCTCCCATTTTAGGGAGGCTTTCCGCTGGGCGTCGCTGGTCCTCAATGTCTTGTGCTCCAATGGTTGCACCTCCTTTTGCGTCTTATTATATCGCATAGGCGCGTATAAGTCAGCCTGACAACATGCACAAAAAAGTCCGCCTGATACTGTGCGAACCTGCCAAACCTGCACGAATTTGTGAAAACCCCCTTGACAGCTCGTATCAGTCCGCCTTATAATTCAGGCAACAACAGCAAACACGACAACGCCACAGGCCGACAGGCCGGAAAGGACAACACCATGAAATACATGATTATCTATTGCAAGACTACCCCCGCCATCAGCTACCGCAGCACCATTGATGCAGCGCAGGCCCTCGCACAACAGCTCAAGCGGCGCGGCTACACCGTCGAGATCTGGGAGCAGGGCGCCGAAGGTTCCCGCCCCATCCGCTAACCCACTAACCGCAATCACGACAAAAATTTTTAGGAGGATCACACAATGACTACTTATTTTGTTAACTGCCGCAACCTGGACGAGCTGAAGAAGGCTTACAAAGCCGCCGCCATGAAGAACCACCCCGACATGGGCGGAGACACCGCCACCATGCAGGCCATCAACGCCGAGTATTCGGCACGGTTTGAGGTCCTGAAGCGGTCCCAGAATGAGCAGGCCGCCGAGGACCCCACCGGCAAGACCTACGCCACCACCGAGAACGCCGCCGACTTTATCGAGATCATCAATGTGCTGCTGCATCTGGACGGTCTGAGCGTTGAGTTGTGCGGTCGCTGGCTCTGGATCGGCGGCAACACCAAGGAACACAAGGAAGCCCTAAAGGCTGCCGGGTGCCGGTGGTCCTCCACTAAGAAGCTATGGAGTTGGCACCACGCCGAGGACGGCCAGCGGTGGCACAAGGGCACAAAGACCATGGCAGAGATCCGCAGCAAGTACGGCAGCACCACCTTTGCCCGTTCCACCAATTCCGACGCGCTCCCGGCTTGACCGGGGCGCGCCATCCACTGAAAGGAGCATGAACCATGATCCAGATCAAAAATATTTTCGATAGCCTGCGCGACGATGTTTTAAGCGGAAAAATGACGCTGAAGGAAGCCGCCGAGGAACTTTACAGAAGCGGATGTATGAACTTCATCGACGAGGAAGCCACCCGCCGCCGGTTACATTTGGCCGACTGACACAACCGCCCGCCCCGGAGGTAACGAGGGCAGAAGGGACCCATATATGAGCTATCTTGACCTATTCCAGCGCTACGGCAACCCCAGCCGTGAAGCGGAAATACGGCTGAACGCCTATCTACTCCGGCCCGACGTCCTGACCGCCGACCGCATCAAGGCCAACGATGACAGCGCCGCCCGGATGATTGCCCGGTGTAACGAGCTGATCGACCAGCTGACCGAGTACCGCGCAGCCCTGGCGGAGCGATATGCTGCCCTTGCAACTGCCGCATACCGTGACCGGCTGGAGCTGACCCGCGACCCCGGTTACAGGGGCAAGCCGGTGATCTACTTTGTGCGGATCGTCCGCACCTATGAGGACGGCACCACGGAGCGCGTTTTGGACGAGAAATATTTCGGCACAGAGCGCCGGAAAGCTTTTGCCCGGTTCGCGGAGCTGAAGCACCAGCGCCCCGGCATTGAGACCTATCAAGACACCGAGAAGCGCAGTTGGGAGCGTTGACAATCAACGCGGCCCATGTTACCATCAACTTACAGACCGGCCCCCGCCGGAGAAAGGACGAAGGATCATGAAATATACTTACAAGTGCTTTGAAGATAATGCGGGCTGCCTGCACCTGGCGGTGCTGGATGATTCCGGGGCCTGTGTTTATTATCTGGCAGACCAAGACCGGGCGTTGATTTGTGAAACGCTGGACGCACTCCGCGCTGGTGGTGATCCGATTGCTGACGGATGGGAGGGCGGAGAACCGGACCCGGCTGCATGCTATGTGTGGATCGTCGATGCTGTCAACCGCCGCAACGGTGGTGCGGAAGAGATCGAGCTTTAACCGAAAAAGAACAGCGGCCCGGAGCCATCCGAGCCGCTGATTTTTTATGCTGTTTTCGCCATGCTTCACAGTACCTTCACAGTATAGCCAAAAATCCCCACGAAATCCTCATAAAATGTTAACAGACGGTTATTTATTCACCCTCTACACCACATTACACCAGTCTGCACAAAAGTCCATCAAACCACGCAGTTTCAACGCTTCCAGCGTTTTTTAGAATTGCGCTTTGATGTAACCTGATGTAGAAAAATTGAATAAAAACTTCACAGTAACTTCACAGTTGCGAGACGGGTTTCTCGTCGAAATACGCCGTCAGCTTTTCGGCTGCCGTCTGCCTCCGATCCTGCCGCAGATGGGTGTAAACCGCCTCCACCACCTCCGGCGTATCGCCCAGCAGGCCAGCCGCCTGTCTGGGGTCCAGCCCCGCCTCGTAACAGATCGTCGCAAAGCTGTGCCGGAAGCAGTGCGGCGTGATGGGGAACGTTTCCACCGTCTCACCGTTTTCACCCTGCTGGATCTGATTCAGGCCCACGTCCCGGCAGTAGTGCC